GTATAGTTACTGTAACACTTGAAATATCTACGTTTCTATTACTAATTCTATAGATGAGCGGGCTGCTGTAATTAATAACTGAAGTATCACTCAGGTAGTTGCCTTCATAAATCGTGATAGTATCACTTTGGAAAGAACCATTTACTTTATTTGTAATAACTACGTTTTCGCTTGTGCTGAACGTATAAGTGAAATCATCAACACGAGAAATAAACGCAGTACCCTTTGGAATAACAATCGAGTTTTTGTTTGAATCTGTTGGAGTAATTTTCAATTGAATTTTAGCAATTGCAGATGTAAACGATCTTGGAAGATAATTTAATTCTTTGGCGTGCGAAACTACGCTATCACGTAACCTAGCAGAGTCTAAAAACATTTCACTACCAATCATATTCAGATAGAATGCGTTTTGGTAGGTATTATAGGCAAGAACATCGAGCAAAACGGATAAGTTACTACCCTCAAAATCATAATCCTTGAACTCATCTTGTTCAGTAAGATACATTTTGAGCGAGTTTTTATACTCGTTAAAATCAAGTTGTGATAAAGTAATACTTGAATTGGCAGCCATTATCGTGCTCTGTCTAAAGTTATGTTGAGGGCAACAGGAGTAATACTATTTATTACTTCAAAAATAATGTATACGTCGTAGTTATAAAGGTCTTCGTTTGGAACAACTTCGACAGTGATTACTCTTGCACGCTTTTCATATAATGATATTGTTTCTTCAATAGCATTTTTTAATTGAATTGCAGTAATGTCAGACATGTTTTCAAAGAGTAAACGTCTGATTTTGCATCCAATTTCCGGTTGAAAAAGTCTTTCTCCCGGCTCTGTAAGAATCAAACTCCGTACAGATCTCTTTACGGAGTTTTCATTAGTATACTTTACCAAACGCTTGTTTTGTGGATGCGCGTTAAAGTTTGTATAGAAGTCACTATAATACGGCTTCTTGTCAGAAGCTTTATCTGTGCGTGTAATTCTATCAATACGTGCAGTATCTACCATCTATTTCTCTTTTAGTTTTATTTATTCTAAGTATCTGACTTCTACGCACTTTGGAAGCAAGTTCTCAATTAAACTGCCAAAGCTAAAGATTGGTGGCAAGAGTATATTAAGTACTTCACATTCTGTCAAAGGATTCTTGCCCGAAAGAATGTCAGCAACTCTTTTAATAATCTTGAAGATCTTACCGACAATAGGAAACTGCTGTAAGATATAACCAGGCGCCTTTGCAATAATATCATTAATCTTAACGATCAATCCACCCTTGAAAAATCTACGAGCCTTAGCAATGAGTTCTTTTACCTTATCTTCGATCTCATGAAAAATACCTTCTTTAATTACAATATCACGATCATCAGGATTGACATCTATTAGATCGCCTACAGTGCCAATAAGAGGAATTTGAATTCCTAGAATCTTTTCAATAGCTTCATCTAAGATTTTTTGGCCGAGGTCTTCAACTGCTTTACCTGACAAAACATCTTCTTTGGCTTTCTTAATCTTGGCTTTGTATTCAGCAACCAGTTTATCGAAAGCCTGTTCAACTGTAATGGTAGGATCTGTTGCAGCTGTAATCAAATCATAAATTGGCTTACCAATGATTGGAATGGCTTTCACTGCTTTTGCAATTGCATTAGCCACAGATCCAATGAAGTCATTAATAAGATTGTTGAACCAATTCTTTATTTTGTGCCAAGTTTCTTCAGCTTCAAGGTCTGGTGATTTGATTCCTAGATCACCATTATATGTCGATTCGATACCAAGGAACTTGTTTACTTTTTCAATGTCTTCCTTGGCAGCAAGCTTTACTTTTCTTTGGCCTTCTTTTGTAAACAAATCAACAATCACTGGATCGTATTTGTATGGATTACCTTTATCATCTAAGAGTGTTGCTGTACCAAGAAATGGAATTGGCACTTCAAATGGATTCGGTATTCCTAACAATTCAATTAGATCAAGTAATATTTCAGTAACTTTCTTTTGAAAGTATTCTTCAATGTCTTTACCAAGTTCACGAGCTCGATAACGAAACTCGAGTTCTTTTGATTTCAACTTATCTAATGGCGTTGTTGTTATCTCTTCAAGTGGCTTTGTTGCAGCATCAATTGCAACAATAGCAGCAATAACTGCTAGTGAACACTCATCATCTAAATCTAAGCCAACAACAGATAATTCAAGTCGACCTATAGTTCTACCGATGTTTTTAAAATAAGCATCTAAGTCTTTCTTGCTCAATTTACCATCGGGTGAGCATTGTAACTTTGGAATCTTTGGTAGATCAACAACGATTGTCATTATCCATTCAGCCCAATTACGGCACCTCGAATATTTACTACTCCAGACTTTGAAACAAGATTGATGTCTTTATCAGACGTAATTTCAATCATACCTTCATTGGCAACAATCTGAAGATCACCCTTTACAACACTGATAGCGTGATCTTTCATAGTTACACTCACAGAATCTTCCATCGATTTAGTAATGATCGATCCATCTGGAAAGATCTCTACGTACGAACCAGATGTATGGTACACATGGATACGTTCAGCTCTAGGCGTATCATCAAGTTCGAGTACATGTCCTGAGGATGTAGTAATTGTTTTGTTGTGCGGATACTTTGCGTCATACTCGGTCTTCTTTTCACCGAGCTCTTCAATATAATCTTTCTTTACAGGACCAACGCCACGAGCTTGTCTTGAAACGGAATGATCTGCATCGTTAGGAACATAAGCAACAGATCCTAACACATAAGAAAGAGTTTCATTAATTCTAAATCCAATTACTTTAGAATCTTCTGTTAAGCCAACTGGAGAAACACCAGCTCCTTTTGCATTTGCACCTGTTGGTGGCATAAGAACGTGAGACCAAAAGAGATCTTCTGGGTCTACTCTGTTGCTATGACCGAGCGTTTCTCTTACTTTGACGCGACCTAGCTTTTCTGGATCGTCAACATCAACAATTTCGCCTTCAAACCACTTTTGAATGTTCATAATATCTCCTATTTCGTTGGTCTAGGCGGAGTGCCACCGTAACCATCTTTTACAATTTCAAGTGCTTGCATATATTCAGCACCTTCATTGAAAGAAAGAATATGTCGGCACTTAGTTATCAAATAATTACCGGCAAGAATCTCGTTGCTTTCAACATATGGTCTTTCTTCACCAAGAGTAAGACCAGTATGCTCTGGAATATCGCATGTAATTACGTCACCAATTGTAACTGTGGTGTCGCCATATACTGTAATATGAGCAACCGTATTAAAAAGAAAAGAAAGATAATATGGTCTTAATACTTTTGCTTCTGCTTGATCTGCTGTTTCAACAGATGGATCGAAATACGTAATTTCAATCCTGCCTTCGTCCTTTGAAAGCTCTTTCTGTGACGTTAAGTTCTGGCTAGTAGAACCTTTATTCAAAGAAACAAATTCTATTTTCGAAGAGTCAATGGTGTACGGATCAATTTGACCAGTGATAACATTCTTTCTTTTAATTAGAACTTTACCACCACCAAGCATTCTAGTAACGTTCTGATTACCTGTCTGGATCGCTTTTAATCCAAGGATGTTTCTCCAACGAGAACCAGTTACTGAGACATCTGCTAGAGCAACTTGAGTATAATACTTATCACCAATCTTCTTCTTTCCTTCATCAATCAAACTTTCAAAGGTTTTGAAGTGATACCCTTTACTGTTTTCATAAAACAAGAAGCAGTGACCGCTATATTGAGCAGACATTGACTTAAGTCTAATCTGATCGATCGCCTCGAATGGAGTAAGTTCAGTGAAGTTACATGCCTGCAAACCTAGGGTTTTTTCAAAGAAGTAATTCTTATCAGTTTCCACTAGCTGCAAAAGAGCATTAATAATAGTTTCACTTTCGGTCTTTTTTCTTACCAAAGGAATGTTTTTAATTTGTGTAGATTTAATTGCTTCACGTGAAACGCACGTAATTTTATATGTAATCCCTTTATCATCTGGTAGTGTTTCTGCCGGGTCAACAATAATAGGATATAATGTGTATTTTACGTTTGCGCTTTTATTGTCTTCGTATGTGGTAAAGTCAATATTAATACGCTGTTCAAGAAAATTGAAGCGATTGAACATACCAACTTTATCGACAATAATAAATTCAGCAACAACTGTTGGTTCTAAGACACTTTCGTAAATGTCAGCTCTAGCACAGTATGGCGCCAGTTTTAAAGTTCTACAATCAATTGGTGTAGTAAGCTCAAACGTACTAAGTTTAAACTTACCCTCTCTCATCGTTACATTTGAACTCATGGGTTAAGTAACTCTACAAACAGTTTTTCTACTTCTGGAAGATAAGACTTCTTAATAAGATTCACATATCTTTTTAGTTCATTCTTTTCTTGCTCATCATCATAAGCAGTGACTTTACTCCAGAAACTAATTTCTGTATTTGGAATATTCACCTTAAGAACATTTACCTCTAACAGACCTTGGCTTACATTTACCTCAAAGTCGTCTTCAACATGTTGCACAATAACCGAGTTTCTAACAGTGTCTTTTGCAACAATCGTAGCATAAGCACCCGTAGCCGTTTGAGATATAATATCTCCAACATCAAACGCTGTAACATTAGCAGCTAGAACCAATTCCAAAATTTTATTTGTACTTACAACCCAATCTTCTTTTACACGTTCGTATCCAGCAATTTGGTTGTTTGCATTTAACGTTGGTTTCCAATATTTCTTAATTGCGGGATCAAGAGAGTTGTAAATTGATTCTGTAATCACACTTTCGTCTGAAGTCCAATCGTTTCTATAAAATAGAATCTTCTCTCTTGCCGATTCAACTGTACCATACTTTCCAATGATATATTTTTTGAAATCGTCTGTGCTCAAATAATAGTCATGATAAGGATCTATAATATTATTAGAAAGATAGATCATCCAGTCATATTGTGATGAATCATAATACGTATATGAAAGAAAGTCTGGACGAATCAAATCATCTTGAATAACGTAATCAAAGTTAGAATAGATATCTCTCTTTGTTTCTTCGCTGAAGTCAACCCGTGCCAAAATGTTTTTGGCGGGAGTACCATTGTAATCTACAAGAGGGAATCTTGAAAAATATCTAGACATTATCGATTAGCCCTTTGTGCAGCTGCGCTCGCAGTATCTATTAGTTTAGTACCATAGTCAACAGCTTCGCTGACCGCGTCAGCAATACCCGGAAACTTCTCAGCTGAAGCGCTTTTTAGTTCTTCATAAAGCTTCGTTGCTTGGTCATTACGATCACCAGGTTTTGTTCCATAGTCATAAGCAGTTTGAATTTCGGTTTCCATAAATTCAATTGAAATTTGGATAAACGTTGGTTGTTTGGTACCCTTAAAAAATGCTGGCAATCCTTGTGGCGAGTAGTTTACAGAAACACTTTGAATTAAACACGGCTTAAATACAATAAGATCTTCGTTGTTTTTCTTCCAAGGATATAATTCAATATCAACTAAAGGAGGGTATTGCAGTGCTGCTGTACCAAGATTGCTGAAAGCTGGAAGTGAATACTTTTTCAGTTCATAAATCATCTGTTGAAGTTGTCTGCTTTCAATCGCATTTCTTGGAGAAAATGTCCATTGGAAACTATGTGTTCTTAATTGAACTCCAGAGAAAATAGCTTGAAGGTGTGGATTTGGAACCGCACCACCAAATTGACCAATGGCATCATCTGCACCTTTAAGCAAATCACCAACTTTTTGTACAGCATAAGAATATGCTAATGCATCAAATTGACCTTTAGCATTCTCTCCGCCACCGCCTCTGAAAACATCAGTACCAATATCAGTTAGTCCACCGGCCAGAGTTCCCATGCCCTTTGGATCGATGTTATTTGAAAATTGCTCTTTGAGTTCTCTTGGAACAGGAAGAATAAAGTTTCTAAGTGCTTTACGAATAGCTACTGTTTGAGGACTTGGACGAGCATACTCTGTAAACTTCATGAGCATGTAATATTCGCCAATATCAGGCGGGAATTGAAGCAATCCTTCATCCGCCTGAATTTTACTGTTGATAGATTGTTGAGCATCTACGACAGTTTCTGCTTGGCGATTTAATATATTATCTACGCAATCCTTTGAAGAAACTCTATTCTGTTCAGAAGTCGACGTACCAAAGAATTTATCAGCTTGACCTACAGAGAACGCATCACCAAAGCGAGCAGAAAGTTGTCCCGCAATATTATCCGATAATCCAATCTTCTTTAGTGCTTTTCCAAAAGCATCTTCAACTGCGTTTTCGAGCTTTCGTTCTACTTTATTTACGACGTTGTCAATAAGTCGGCTTGCAATGCCTTTACTTTTTCTCAATCCGTCGTTATTAAGCTTGATAATAGCCATGTGTTCTCTTCTTTGAAAGTTCTTTCTTTATTTATAAATAGAACTATGGCTTATAAAGGTTTTTTCAAACCATTGAATCCTTCGAAATACAGAGGTGATCCCACGAACATAGTGTATCGTTCAAGGTGGGAGCTCGTTTACATGTCTCGATTAGACAAAGATCCGAGTATTGTCGAATGGTCCAGTGAAGAACATGTGATTCCGTATCGTTCTCCGATTGATAATCGAATGCATCGTTACTTTGTCGACTTCTATATCAAGAAGAAGATGCCCGATGGCAAGACAAAGTCTGCGTTGATTGAGATTAAACCGAAAGCACAGACACGGCCGCCAGCTGTAATAAATAAGCCAAACAAACGTTACATTAATGAAGTGATGACGTGGGGCGTAAATGAAGCCAAGTGGAAAGCAGCTACATCGTTCTGTAAAGATCGTGGCTGGGATTTCGAAATATTAACAGAAGATCATTTGGGACTAAAATTCTAGTGGCAACTATATTTGATACAATCATTACACAAGGTGTTCGTTCTGGACAGATTCCAGCGCGTACTCAAGGTGCACGTGATTGGTTTCGTGAAACAGCCGGTGCAATGCGTAATGTAAATGAACGTACACTGATGAAGGGTGACAATGCTCGCCTGACAACTTCACCAATTGTTGGTTCAATGTACATGTTCAACTACGATCCAAAGTGGAAAGATGAACTTCCTTATTACGATAGATTCCCTCTGGTCTTTCCATTTCGTAAAGTACCTGGTGGATTCTATGGTCTTAACCTTCACTATCTTCCACCACAACTCAGAGCCAAATTGATGGATGGTCTATATGACTATGCCAACAATACTCGATACGACGAGTCAACAAAGATTAAACTTAACTATCAGCTTCTCACAAGTATTGCAAAGATGAGATTCTTCTCTCCTTGTGTGAAGCATTATCTTAACGAGCATGTACGTTCTCGCTTTATGTATGTGTACCCTTCCGAATGGGACATTGCTCTCTTTTTACCAACCGAACGTTTCACTAAGCAGTCAAAGACTCAGGTATGGAACGATTCGAAGAGAATGCTAGGGATTAGAAAGTAATGTCTGAAGCACCATCAAATGAAGAAGCAAAAACGCCACCGGCGCCATTAAGAACTGATCCGTTTTTTGAAAATACAGATATCGTTGTGAATGCTGCCAAAACACAAAGATTTGATATTAACAGTTTTAAAGCCGAAATTAATAAAAATGATATGTTACCAACACATAGTTATTTGGTAACATTTGCTCCATTTAGACTTGGCTCTGAAGCAAACGCTCCACTCACAGAATTTGTAAGATACAATTCAAACAAACTAATTCTTCGCTGTGAATCAGCAGTGTTACCAACTGTACAAGTTTTAGAAGAAGAAAATATCAGAAGATACGGTTATGGTCCAGTTGAAAAAGTTCCATATGGAATGCAGTTTAACGATTTGACTCTTACTTGGCTGGTAGATAAAAGATCCGAACTAATTGATTTCTTTTACCAGTGGATGAATACAATTGTCAATTACGAAACCAGAGGTGGCAAGCAAATGTTATCCGGCTCTGATCGTGCTGGATTAGATAATTATCTTGGTTATGAAGTTGGTTACAAAGATGAATATACATGTCCTATGGTTCGAGTTCGAGTCTATGATAGAGAACTATATACTGTAACAGAATATATTCTTTATGATGTTTTTCCTATGAATATTCAATCTCAAAACTTGGCGTATGCACAGGAAAACGAAGCGCAGAAACTAACTATAACATTTGCATTTACTGATATGCAAACACTTACGCCTCGTGCTTTGAACGGAAAGCTTGAAGCAGAACTTGAAGCACAAGCCGCGGCAGATGCAAAAGCTGCAGCAGCCGAAAAAGAAAACAAAAAGAAAAGCAAGAAAGATTATAGCCGACGTCCTGGGAAAAATCCACAAAGTTCTGTTGGTGCTTCTTCGCCAAACGCTACAAATAATAATCCGCCGAAACCTACAAGTGGAAATGAATCGGTAGGAACAAATACTACAAAAAATCTTAGTGGGACCAGAATCGGTCCACCAGCTTAATGGAGACTTTTTAAAATGACTTTGCCAAAAATTGATCAGCCGCTTTTTGATGTTGTGATTCCATCTTCGCAGCAAAAAATTGTATTTCGGCCGTTCCTAGTGAAAGAAGAAAAAATCCTGCTTATTGCTCAACAAAGTGGAAATGATGCAGAAATTATTAGAGCAATTAAACAGATCCTTGGAAACTGTATTCAAAGTGAAGTGAACATTGACACTCTAGCTATTTTCGATCTAGAATATTTGTTCTTAAAACTCAGAGCCAAGTCTGTAAATAACATCATCAAGCTATCATATAAAGATACAGAAGATGAAAAGATTTATGACTTTGAACTCAATCTGGATGAGATCGAAGTAAATATACCAGAGCAAGCAAATTCAAAGATTGAAATCACAGATGATGTAGGAATGATGATGAGATATCCTACTGCTGATATTACAGATAAGATGGGTGATATCAATAGCGAAGTAGAACTCATGACGTTCTTTATTGTAAATTGTATTGATGTTATTTACGACGCAGATAGTGTGTATCCAGCAACTGATTATTCTGAAAAAGAAATCTCTGAGTTTTTAGATAACTTAGACGTTTCAACGTTTGAAAAGATCAGGGGTTTCTTTGAAAGTATTCCAAAGCTTCAACATACTATTAAGTACAAAAATTCTCTTGGTAATGATAGGGAAATTGAGTTAACAAATCTCAAAGATTTTTTTATGTGGGGCTGAGTCATACAGACTTAGCAAGATACTATTCAATGGTATTCTCTTTGGCTCAGCATCACAAATATTCTATTACAGAGATTGAAAGCTTAATTCCATATGAAAGAGATCTATATGTTGACATGTTGATGGAATTTTTAGAAAAGCAGAAACAAGAAATAGAGAGTAGAAAGAAATAATGGCGGGATTGTTAGACGCTGTAAAAGGTGTTATTTCAGGCGGAGAAAAAGCAGTTAGCGGTATCGCGGCTGGAGTCTCTACTATACTCTCTTCAAAAGACCAGTCAACAAAAAAGCAAACTTCAAATATAATCTATGCCAGCTTTGGAATGGCTGCAAGTGCTGGCCAACAGCGTATTGCTGGCAGTGGATCTTTACCAGCAGCAAACGCCAAAAGCTCGTACAAAGCAAAGTCAGATAATACTGAAAAGCTTCTGTCAGACGTTGTTAAGTATCTGGTTTCAATTAATGGAACACTGAAAAAGCAAATTGACTTTGATAGAAAAGTCTACGAAGAAAATGCCCTTGCCGCAAGAGAAGCTAAGATCGAACAGAATAGTATATTCAATGATCTTGGAAAAAGATACGGCGCAGCAAATGATAATGAAAAACAATCAAAAGGAGGAATCCTTTCGACTCTTCTAGGCGTGTTAGGAGGATTTGCTACTAACTTTGCTAAACTCGGATTAAGTGCATTATTCAAAGGTTTTAAAGCAGCCATTAAAGCATTTTCTACTGCTTGGAAATGGTTACGTGGTCTCTCTTTCTTAAAAAATATTAGAAGTCTGGTAGGTTTAGTTAATGCTATTGCGGCCGGACCAGCGTTAGCCGCTTTAGGAAGTTCGCTCCTTATATTATGGGGAATGGACAAATTCATGAAAGATACGTATAATGATGCAGATAAATCACGCAAAGGTTTAGAACAATATGGCATGAAAGCCGTTCTTAATGAACAGGGTATGACTGAAGGATATATTCTTCCAGATGGCAAAACATATAAGGCAGCTAATCTACCTTCAAAATATAAAGATATTTTAGAGGCATATGGACCTAATAACAGAGGTGGTACTTCTGAGGCAGCTAGAAAAAGAATAGAAGCAGATCCTAGTGCATATACGCCAGATGCAATGGCCAAAGAATTAAAAGGTGGAGAAAAAGTTGGTGGTACTGCTCCGTCAGCAACACAACCAAACACTACATCTCAAGACAAGACTATCACCGGTGTAATTGATGGTGGTCGAGGATATACCACGGTAACATATTCTGATGGAACTACAGAACGTCGTGGAGGAACTATAGCCGCCCGCACAAATAATCCTGGGAATATGATGTATGGACCGCTTGCGATATCTCTAGGCGCAGTAGGATCTTCTCCATCTACAAACGGTCCGCCTGTTGCAGTGTTTCCTACGGCTGCCGCGGGATTTGCTGCTATGGATGCTCAATTAAGTCGTGACAAATATTCGAGTGGACCAATTGGGCAAACACTAGGACAGTGGGCAGAAGATCCTACACACGCATCAAAAGTTATTGGAACAGCTGGCATAGATCCTAATAAGAAATATACTGATTTAAATCAGGGTGAAAAAACAAAATTGATGGAATCCATTGCTAAGCAAGAAGGATACTATGCGCCTGGAGCCGGTCCAGCTTCTTCAGATGGTTTTCAAATGAGTGATATTGTAGACGGCGCTGATAAAGTGCTAACAAACATTGCTGACTTTATTGGACATATTGGTGGCAAGATTGTGGGTCCTGGTGTTTCGAGAAATCTTACTACAACCGGACCAGATTTTGCAAAACTTATTTCAGAAGAATCAAATAAGATTCAAAACCAAATTGCAATGGGTGAAAAGAAAACGGAGTCTGCTGCTATAAATGTGCCATCTGCTGCACAAACATTAAAGTCAGCATCACCAACCGGATCTATCTCTGTTATAAATCCAAACTATCCTGGTAGTGATGGAATTGAAAAGTATCTTGCTCATTATAAGTTGGCTGCGTAATGGCATTAAAAGTTCTTATTACCGCTATTGATACAACCAATACTGCCAAGTCTTTTGGTATCGTTGGTTCTGTTCTATTGAACGAAAGTGATATTAAAAACGCAAACAGAGCAGTTGCAAATGATAATGCGGTTCCTGACAAAAAACCAGAATTAAATTCTAAAAAGCTTATAGCCGCTTTAGATCAACTTTCTATAATGGACAATCTTTTTAAGCAAAAGCTTAACAATCAAAAGATTGCGTATCAAAATAGCAAGTTAGATGCTCAAGAAGACAGAATAGAACGCCAAAATCAATTAGAACAAAATAAGGACGCCGAGAGAGTTCAATCGTCTTCAGGTGGTGGACTCGGCATGCTCGGTCTTCTTGGTCTTGGTTTATTGGCGTACGATCCAGTAATGAAGTTCGTTACAGGAATGGTGGACTTTACATTAGAGACTGCAACTTTTATTTCTGATACAGTAACACAGATTAAAGATTTTTTTACCGGCTTTTTTCCAGACGACGTTCCAGAAGAAACTCCTGCTAATATTCCAGAAGATTCTAATAGTTCTCCTGTAAAACCTGGTGCACCATTACGTGAACAAGCCGAAGCTGCTCCAGTATATTCTCCACCTCCACCAAAGACAGATGCTACACCTATTCCACCAGGTCCAGAACAGCCAACACCTTCTTTACGTGAACAGGCGGAAGCTGGTACTCGCACTCCAATAACTCCAGCAACACCAACTACAAATGATAGCAGATCTTGGTGGGAACGTAATGCACCTACATGGGCTGGTGGAAAACCAGATCCTGCCGCTCCAACACCAGAAACTCCTGATGCTGAAAAGTCAACAACAGATAAAGTAATTTCAGTAAACCATCCTGAAACTGGTGCTGGTTATGGAATTGCTGGCGCAAACGATCAGCATGGAAGACCTATTGCATTTAGTAAAGAAGGCGCAGAAGCATTTGCTAAAATGATGGCAGATTCCAATGGCGCGGTAAAACCTTCTGATGTTGCAAGCAGCAAAAGATCACCGCAAAAGAATGCGGCTGTCGGTGGTGCTACAAATTCTCCTCACTTAAGAGGAGTAGCAATGGATATTCATGGAACGAGTGGCGCGTGGATTCGTCAACATGGCCACAAATATGGATGGAAGCCACATGATTATGCTGGAACACATGGTGGCCACTTTGTTTTTGGCGGAGCAGGAATGCCGGCAGACTCATCGACATTTGAAAATGTTGTAAACAAAGGCGTTGAAGTTGTTGATAATACTCTTACAAATATAGCAGAGTTTATTGGAACTGTTGGTGGAAAAGTTGTTGGTCCAGGCATGGCACGAAGCTTAACAACTGCTGCACCAAATTTTGCACAAATGATATCAAATGAAGCTGCTACGCAAACTGCGGCAATTGCTAAAATAAAAGACGATGCAAGTAAACCTACACCGCCTCCTGTAGTATCACCACCAAATATTAGTGCGGCTGGTTCATCAGTAGTTGAAAATTTACCAACCATGGTTGATAGAAATAGTGTTCAATACTACCTTAGCCGATTTGGTTATAAAGAAACCAATACACCAATGAAAGCGGCATAAAAAGAAAGGGGACCCGAAGGCCCCCTTTCCCACCGATCAATCTTCGTCAGCAAGTCGCTTGA